AAAGTTAAAAAAGTTAATAAACCATATGCGAGAAAGATACAAATACTTACAGTCGGTGAGCAAAGAGCAAAAGTAATGGGCAAGACCCAAGTTGTAAGTATATTTAAAAAAGCAAAAGAAAGTTTAAAAAGAGCACATGACAGAAAAAAGAAAAAGATGTAAAACTTGTGAGTGTTACGACTGCGATTGTGATGAATGTTCATGTGACTGTCACAAAGAAGAAGAGGAAGACGTACAGGGTGTACCTGTATAAATGATAGAGTTTTTATTAGTATTCATGATTGATAAACAAATTGTGAATCAAACACAAAGATTTAAAGATATAAATAGATGTCTTTATTTTGCAGAAAAACTGCATGACCAACCAGCAATACCAACAGAGGATGGAAGTAAACGCATAACTGCATATTGTAAACCTGTAAGGAAATAAAATGTTAGCAGAACTAGCAGCAGCAAATGCTGCCTTCGGTGTAATAAAAAGTTTTATTAGCAACGGAAAAGAACTTGCTAGTTGTGGAAAACAAATTTCAGATTTTGTTTTTGCAAAAGAACAAATACAAAAGAAAGCTAGTAAACAAAGAGCTAAAGGTGTACGTACAAATGATTTAGAAGAGTTCATGGCTTTAGAAAAAATAAAGCAACAAGAAGAAGAACTCAAACAGATTATGATATATGCAGGTAGACCGGGATTATGGCAAGATTGGCAAAGGTTTCAAGCAGAAGCTCGTAAGTCAAGACGATATGCAGAGAAGATGGCAGAAAAACAAAGACAGGAAATGTTAGAGATAGCAGGTTGGGTGTTTGGTGTTTTAATCTTTGGAATAATTGTTGTAATTATGGTTTATAGTTTAGCTAAATGGGTAGGTAAGATTTAATGGCACTTAAAAAATCACAGAGGTCTTTAGTTGCGTGGACAAAACAAAAATGGAGAACCAAGTCAGGTAAACCTAGTACACAAGGGAAAAAGGCTACTGGTGAACGTTATTTACCTTCGGCAGCGATTAAGGCTCTTTCTGCCAGTGAATACGCAGCCTCTTCGGCTGCTAAACGAAAAGCGAAACGAGCAGGTAAACAATTTTCTAAACAACCCAAAAAGATTGCAAAGAAAACATCAAGATTTCGTAAATACAGTTAAGCTAAAAGAAAAGTTGAGAGCAGAAAGATTAAAGGAAAAAATAGAAAATGATACAAGCACTAATAGGACCAATCGCAAATCTCGCAGGAACATGGTTTCAAAACAAACTAGAAAAAACAAAAGCAGATGGACTCGCTAAAGTAGCAGAAGCAAAAGCTAGAGCAACTGTTGCAGAAAAAGTTGCAGCAGGTAAAGTAAAGTGGGAAGGCAAAATGGCTGATGCTACAGTAGATTCGTGGAAAGACGAATTTGCTTTAGTTGTTTTACTTTTACCTGCGATACTGGTCTTCATACCCGGAATGAGAGAATATGTTAAAGAAGGATTTGAAGTATTAGCAACACTACCTGATTGGTATCAATATTTATTATATATTGCTATATCTGCATCGTTTGGTATAAAAGGTGTAGGTCAGGCAGCAAGGATGTTAAAAAAGAAATGACACTAAAAGCCTTGACATTTTTGAAGTTATCTGCTATAACAAGTAAAATAGGAAACTATTTTTGGCATAAACACGTACAAGAGTTACGTAAGCAACAATATAAATTAGGACTCCGACCATGAATTTAGAAATACTAAGAAAAGAAATAGAAGCTGATGAGGGATGTAAATATGAAACGTATCACTGCAGTGAAGGTCATTTGACTGGAGGAATCGGACATTTGATTACTGAGTGGGATGAAGAAATATATGCAGGACCTATTGGCACACCTATATCTGAAGAACAAGTACAAGAGTGGTTTGAAAAAGATGTGCAGACTGCTATAAATGACTGCAAAGATATATTTAATGATTTTGATTCTTTACCTGAAGATATACAACACGTATTAATAAATATGGCTTTTCAATTAGGAGGTCCTCGTTTAAGTAAATTTAAACGAATGATTGCTGCAGTAGAAGTAGAAGACTATCGTGAAATGTCTTTAGAGATGGAAGACAGTAGATGGTTTAAACAAACTCCAAACAGAGCACAACGTTTGATTGATAGAGTTGTGCGATATGGTGTACCTATATGAAAAAGGTAAGAGAACTGTCAGAAAGACAGAAAAAGTTTTTAGAAGTTTTGTTTGATAAAGCTAATGGAGACCCTGTACAAGCAAAACTACTTGCAGGATACTCAGAACATTCTGCTACTTCTTCTATTGTTGCATCTATGAAAGATGAGATAATGGAAGAGACACAACTGTATATGAGTCGTAACGCACCTAAAGCAGCAGTTGCTATGGTGAGTGGTATTGATGACCCAACACAGTTAGGTATTAGAGATAGACTTGGTGCAGCAAAAGAGTTGCTTGACAGAGTTGGTTTGATTAAAACTGAGAAAGTACAAGTAGAAGCATCAGGTGGTGTAATGTTATTACCACCAAAGAAGAAGTAATGGATAGAAGTTTAGGTAAGTGGAAGTTACCACAACCAACAGATTTAAAAGATGAAGAACAAAAAGAGTGGATACAAATACCACGCATAGCAAGAATAATACCTTTTGGATATAAGGTAAACGAAACAGATAAAGAATTACTTGACCCTATACCCTATGAGTTGGAAGCATTAGAACTAGCAAGAAAATATATAAAACAATATTCTTTGAGACAAGTTGCTAATTGGTTGACTACCAAAACAGGTAGAGAAATATCACACATAGGATTAAGGAAAAGATTACTGCATGAACGACAACGTAAGAACAAGGCTAGAACTCTTAAACGATGGTCTGAATATGCCGAAAAGGCAATACAAAAAGCGAAAGCCATCGAAGAAAGTAGAGTCGGAGCAAAAGCCTAAAGTAGTAGATGACGTAGAATCTATACCTGTTGAAGAACAGAATGTAGTATTTAAACCAAACGAAGGACCTCAAACAGAGTTTCTTGCTTCTCCTGAAAGAGAAGTGTTGTATGGTGGTAGTGCAGGTGGTGGTAAGTCATATGCAATGTTAGCAGACCCACTACGTTACATGAACCATCCACAGTTTAGTGGGTTACTGCTTAGACATACAACAGAAGAGTTGAGAGAACTTGTTTGGAAATCAAGAGAATTATACCCTCTTATATACAAAGGCATCAAGTGGTCGGAAAGAAAGATGCAATGGGTAGCACCATCAGGTGCAAGATTATGGATGTCTTATCTAGATAGAGATGATGACGTTCTAAGATATCAAGGTTTAGCATTTAGTTGGATAGGCTTTGATGAATTAACACAGTGGTCAACACCATTTGCTTGGAACTACATGAGGTCAAGGTTACGTTCTACTGCACATGATTTACCTGTGTATATGAGAGCAACAACAAACCCCGGAGGTCCGGGTCATCAATGGGTTAAGAAAATGTTTATTGACCCTGCACCTTATGGAAGAGCATTTGATGCTACAAATATTGAAACAGGAAAGGTTCTTAAATATCCTGATGGACACAGTAAAGCAGGTCAAGCATTATTTAAAAGAAGATTCATACCTGCTCGATTATCTGATAATCCATACTTGTCAAATCAAGGAGACTACGAAGCAATGCTTCTTTCCTTACCTGAACACCAACAAAGACAGTTGCTTGAAGGTGATTGGGATATTAAAGAGGGTGCTGCTTTTACTGAGTTTGATAGGGATATTCACGTTATTGAACCTTTTGACATTCCAAGAAATTGGGTTAAGTTTAGGTCTTGTGATTATGGTTATGGGTCTTATAGTGCTGTGTTGTGGTTTGCTATTAGTCCAGATGAGCAGATTGTTGTATATAGAGAGTTGTACGTTTCTAAAGTCCTTGCCACAGATTTGGCAGATATGATATTAGATTTAGAATCTGAAGATGGTAATATAAAATATGGTGTATTAGATAGTTCTCTTTGGCATAAACGTGGTGATACAGGACCTAGTTTAGCAGAACAGATGATACAAAAAGGATGTAGATTTAGACCATCAGATAGAAGTAGAGGAAGTAGGGTATCAGGTAAAAATGAAATACATAGAAGATTACAAGTTGACGAGTTTACTGAAGAACCAAGAATGGTATTTTTTAACACTTGCACAGAAACAATCTCACAACTACCTGCTATACCTTTAGATAAAAAGAATCCTGAAGATGTGGATACAAAAGCAGAAGACCACTTGTATGATGCATTAAGATATGGTATAATGTCAAGACCAAGATTTAGTATATTTGACTATGAACCTATGGGTAGACCAAGAAGCAGTATGCCTGTAGCAGACACAACCTTTGGATATTAATATGGCAGAAGATGAAATAAATATTGAAGACGAAGCGATTGCATTAGAAGATGCAGAAGACTCAGTAAATACAGATAAAAATGTATCAAGCATAGTAGACCATGTTGTTGCTAGTTATAAAAAATCAGAAGATTACAGATATGAAGACGAGCAAAGATGGATTAGAGCTTATAGAAACTACAGAGGATTATACGGACCTGATGTACAATTTACTGAGGCAGAAAAATCTAGAGTATTTATAAAGATAACTAAAACTAAAACGTTGGCTGCGTATGGGCAAATAGCAGATGTCTTGTTTGCAGGAAATAAATTTCCAATAAGTATAGAGCCAACTGAACTACCCGAAGGAGTTGCAAAAGATGTTAATTTCGACCCTAAAGAACCTGAAGCATTACGTAACAGAGAAGACGAAGGAGATTTACAGTCTCCTTATGGTTTCCCTGAAGATGGTACTGATTTACCTAAAGGAGCTACTGCAGAAACTTTACAAGAAAGGCTTGGTCCTTTGGAAGAAGTTTTGCAAGATGTTAAAGGCTTGGAAGAAGGCAGTGGTAAAACACCGACAGCGATAACATTTAGTCCTGCCATGATTGCAGCAAAGGCTATGGAAAAACAAATCATAGACCAACTGCAAGAATCAAATGCTAATAAACATTTAAGAAGCACTGCATTTGAAATGGCATTGTTTGGCACAGGGGTCATGAAAGGACCTTTTGCTATAGATAAAGAATATCCTAATTGGAGTGATGAAGGTGAATATAGTCCTATATTTAAAACTATACCCCAAGTTAATCATGTATCTGTGTGGGATTTTTATCCTGACCCTGATTCTACTAATGTAGACCAAGCACAGTATATTGTTCAAAGACATAAAATGTCTAGAACAGAATTACGTGCATTAAAACGTAGACCCTATTTTAGAGAAACAGTTATAGAGGAAGCTATATCGGATGGTGAAAACTATGTTAAAAAATATTGGGAAGATGACTTAACAGATTACAATCAAGAAAACTATGTAGATAGATTTGAAGTTCTAGAGTATTGGGGTATGATAGATGTAGAAATGCTTCTAGAGCAAGATGTAGATATACCTAAAGAGTTAGAGGACTTTGAAGAATTACAAGCTAACATATGGGTATGTAATGGTAAATTACTTAGAGCAGTATTAAATCCATTTAAACCTGCTAAGATACCTTTTATGGCAGCACCTTATGAATTAAATCCATATTCATTCTTTGGTGTAGGTTTAGCAGAGAACATGGATGATACACAAACACTTATGAATGGTTTCATGAGAATGGCAGTAGATAATGCAGTATTATCAGGAAACCTATTAATAGAAGTAGATGAAACTAATTTAGTTCCGGGTCAAGACTTGTCTGTATATCCGGGAAAGATATTTAGAAGACAAGGTGGAGCACCGGGTCAAGCTATATTTGGTACTAAGTTTCCAAACGTATCAAATGAGAATATGCAACTGTTTGACAAAGCAAGACAGTTGGCAGATGAGAGTACAGGTATGCCATCGTTTGCTCATGGTCAAACAGGTGTATCAGGTGTAGGTAGAACTGCTGCAGGTATATCCATGCTTATGGGTGCAGCATCAGGTAGTATTAAAACTGTAATTAAAAATGTAGATGATTATTTACTTAAACCATTAGGTGAAGGATTGTTTAGATTTAATATGCAGTTTAATTTTAATCCTGAAATAAAAGGTGATTTAGAAGTTATAGCTCGTGGCACGGAAAGTCTCATGGCTAATGAAGTTAGGTCACAAAGATTAATGCAGTT